AAGAACCTCTACAGGCACTGCTCGTATTGCAACCCCACAGGACGACCTATCACTTCGCTCTGCAAGAGACATCACGCTCTTTGCTGGTAGCGAAGGTCCAGGAAACGTCTACATTGGCTGGGGAGACGCAGAGCTCACTCCAGACGCAAGCAACCGAGTTGCAACCATTGCGGACGTTACAGCAGCAACAGGTCTTGGAGACATTACTTTTGATGGTGTAAAGATTACTGGCGCTGGCACTGCCTCTGGCGACGGACTTGGTGCTGGGACTATGGAATTGGTTCCAGACGCAGACCTATACGCCAATGACCAATACCTAGTTATTGACCCAACTGACCCCAACCACATCCACATTCGTGCTGGTGGTGCAATGGATGAGTCCAACGCAAAAGTTATTCTTGGTGGAGAAAGAAACCACGTTTATGTCTCTGATGGTAGCAGACAAGTTTCAATTCGTACAAGACCAGCAAGAATTGAAAATACCTATGCAAACGTAAACGAAGCAAGCAGCACAGAGTTTATGGCACCCATGCCAATAATCGTTTCTGTTGGCTATACCGTTACCGTTGGTGAGACTGACTACGAGGTAACAGCAGTTACCCCTAATTCTCCGTATGAAGGTATGGCAACTGTTACAGCAACTGGAGCATCCTTTGTATCAGGAACTTCATATACATTTAGCTATGAGGAATCATACGACAACTACTGGCAGTTTAACTCAGATGGATACCTGTATGGACCTGCAATGGGTGGTCTATTTGTTTCAGGCCTTCTTAATGGAGAAGGTGATTTATGGCTTTCGTCAAACGATAGCGTTGTTCTTAATGGCAATGAAGGTGGGGAGTTCCTAGGAAATCCAGAATTTCCTGGAAACCAGATTGCAAAACTAGATGATTTAGCCTACCTTCGTACTAACGTTCCAACAACTTCTATAGGACTTCCTGGAGAAGTTGCTGGCCTTGTTGCAGACGATGCAAACTATCACTACTACTGCACAGCAGCCTACGACGGCACTACCCACATTTGGAAGCGTGTCGCCTGGGACGCTGGAACTTGGGGAGATTAGGAAAGGTAAAAATGGCAGAAAAGAAAAAGAAATCAGCTAAAAGAATTGGTCACATTGCAGGTAAGAATCCTGAAAAAGCTATTAACCTAGGCTTAACGGGGTCTAAATACCACGGTGGAGGCTCTAAGAATAGGGGTAAAAAAGGCGGAATTATCCGTAAACCTACCGCCCCTATTAGGTACAGAAAGAAAAGTGATTAGGAAATAACATGGCAGAAGCAAAAAAGTCAAGTAAGAAGGACCCTCGCCTAGCTAGAGCTGGCGTATCGGGCTATAACAAACCTAAGGCTACCCCTGGAGCTAAAAAGTCTCACGTAGTAGTGGCCAAAGAAGGTAACCAGATTAAGACTATTCGTTTTGGTGAGCAGGGAGCGGAAACTGCTGGTAAGCCAAAGGCTGGAGAGTCTGAGCGCATGAAGGCTAAGCGCAAGAGCTTTAAGGCTCGTCACGGAAAGAACATTGCTAAGGGAAAGATGTCAGCAGCATACTGGGCTGACAAGGTGAAGTGGTAATGGCTGCCTCTAAACCAAAGCCAAAGCCAAAGGCTAAGTCAAAAGTAAACGAAGCTGGAAACTACACTAAGCCTGGAATGCGCAAATCTTTATTCAATAAGATTAAAGCTGGCACTAAGGGTGGCGACCCAGGGGAATGGTCTGCCCGTAAAGCACAGCTACTAGCATCTGAGTACAAGAAAGCTGGCGGAGGCTACAAGTAATGGCTCTAGCTAAGTCTCAGAAGTCCCTTAAGAACTGGACTGACCAGAAGTGGAAAACCTCCGACGGTAAACCGTCTAAGGGTAAAAAACGCTATCTACCTGAGAAAGCTTGGGCTGAGTTATCGCCTGCAGAAAAGGCCGCTACTAATAAAGCTAAGGCCGCTGGAAATAAAAAAGGCAAACAGTTTGTAGCTCAACCTAAGAAGATTGCTGAAAAAGCAGCAAAGCACAGGAAGTCATAATGGCAGAAACTAAGAAGTTTGGCCCATACAAGGGGTCTAAGGCTAATGGTGGTAGGCCTATCTATGTCTATAAGACTAAGAACGCTAAAGGCGAATGGGTAACCACATCCAAGAATAAGGCTCGTGCAGACTACGAGGCTAAGAATGGTAAGTTGCCTAGAGACACAGATGTTGACCACAAGGACAACAACAAAAAGAACGACTCTAAGAGTAATCTAAGAGCTCTAAAGCACGGTAAAAACACGGCTAAAGAGAACAAACGACGGGTAGGAAAGAAGTAATGGCTAAAAATCCTAAATTAGTAAGAGCAGCTGCAAAAACAAACGCAAAACAAGCAAAAATGGAAGTTTCTAATCCTTTACAGTACAACAACGTAGGCATGGGTAAAGCGCCCAAAGGCCAAACAAAAGCAGCCAAGCTTTTTATGAAGACTATGTCGTCAGATAAAAAAGGCTACGTAGCTAAGCAAGTAGACAAAGCAGTTACTAAAACTGCAAAGAAGATGAAAAAAGGCGGAAAGTAATGTCAGATTGCGGTTGCGGCCACTGTGGCTGTGGAAAGAAGGAAGACAATGGCGGAGAAGCCTAAGAAACCAATGAAACCAATCAAGAATCTTAAGCCAATTACGGCTCAAGTTAAAATGCCTAACATGGCTAAATACAACACCAAAGGAAAGAAGAAGTAAATGGCAGGAAAACCAGCATTCCTAAAGGGTAAGTACACTGAGGAAAAAGACAAGAAAAAAGACGCAGCTATGACTAAGAACTTGACCCCAGAGCAGAAGAAGCGCTTTGAGAAGATGGACAAGGCTCATGGAGACAAGAAGAAGCCTAAGACCATGAAGGAAGACAAGAAGATGGATTCCAAGATTATTAAGAAAGTAACTAAAGGAAAGAAGAAGTAATGCCACTAGCAGCTAAAGGCTCAAAAGCCTCTATGAACAAAAAAATGGGTGCAGACAAGACTTACAACCCAGCAAAAAGCAACGTAGCAAAGAACGCCAAGAAGACTCTTAGCACTGCAAAGGGCTATGGCAAGGCTGGTGGAGGAATCTCTACAGCTGCCTCTAAAGCTCTTGGTGAAAAGGGCCTAGAAAAGGGAATGCAGAAAGCCGAAAGCCGCATGAAAAAGGCAGCTATGGCGAAAAAGAAGTAATCTCCCAACACAAACATTTATAGATTAACCCTGCGAATAGCAGGGTTTTTCTTTACCCTAGAGGAGTAGGTATCCGTGCGGAGCCTACCTAGCTACTGCTAGACCTGCGTACCTCTGATTGGGGATTTGCCGTGCCTTCAAAAGACTGGAAGCCGTGGTGGGAAAAGACCTTTGACACACCACAGGAAAGAGACGAGTTCATCCGTGGACTGTCTGGGGCTACACCTAGCTCTAATAAGTCTTCAGGAATTCTACTGGCTTTAATAGCAGGCTACGTAGGCGGTAAAGCATCCCAATTCAAAGGTAAGAAGTGGCAGTAACTACCCTAGTAAAGTTAGCTGAATTATCAGCAGATGACACCGCCAAGTTCATAACCGAGGACGTTAAAGAACTTGCTACTAAGCACGGCTGGGATGCTACATCCGTTAACGGTGTAGCCGTCAAATACTCTGACTCTGAATTCTCTTTTGACATCTCTCCTGAAACGGAGAACTCTGTCATGCGCCTAGAATACGGCACTGAAACAGTGGCCCCCACAGCAGTTTTTCGTAAGTACGGCTCTAATACCAAAGAGGCTGAAAAGGTATTCATCAAAGGCCTTGAAAAGAGAGTAGGGATTTCCCTATGACTTTTTTACTTTCTGAAGACAAGGCTCTACGGGAGCTTATCCAGGGTGTTGAAGTTAGCGACCAAAAAGCAGACAACTCCTTGGCTCCGCGTCAGGTAGGCGTGTGGTTTGGACAGCCTGACCAAGAGTTGCGAAACCAGAACTACCCTTACGTAACTATTCAGATGATTGACGTTGCTAGAGACACCACTAGAGAAATGCGCGGTAAAACAAGCGCAGAGTACCTACGAAACGACACTGTCGGTGAAAATGACGAGTTTATTACTGATAGGCCGATTCCTGTAAATATTGACTATCAGATAACCACCTACTCTCGCCACCCTAGGCATGACAGAGAGCTTTTGGCAAAAATACTGTATGACAGATTGCCATTTAGATTTGGTACGTTGAACTGCGACGACAATACTGTTCGTCGTTTAGACGTGCTAGACGTCACAAAACGTGATGTTACCGAGCAAGCAAAGCGCCTGTTCGTCAATGTATTCACTGTACGTGTTTCTAGCGAAATACTGCAGAGTGTACTGACAAAACTATACCCAGTATCAGAAGTGCACATTGATTCTCCAACGGAAGAAAATTCCAATGGTGGACCAAGAAATCCCCAGTATGTGGGGATAGGCAGTGTAATTATCTCGGAACAAGTCGGAACCCCTTCTTAATAACCCCCCTAGTTAGGAGAAACAAAAATGGCTACTTATGGTCGTCCAGGCGTTTACATTAGTGAGCGTCTTCTCCCTGCGCCTATCACCGTTCTAGGTACCGCAAATGCTGCTGGTGCTGTAATTGGTGAGTTTGCTCAGGGACCAGAAACCGTGACTTTGGTCACATCTTGGTACGATTTTGTAAAGCAGTTTGGTGGCTACAACGCAGCCTACCCAGCTACTTACGGAATTGGACTATTCTTTAAAAACGGTGGAAGCGAGCTGTATGTTAAGCGCGTTCTATCCGATGATGCCGAAGCCGCTTCTATTACAGTGCCTTCAAGCGTAGAAGAAGCTGACGATGTAGCAGTAATTACTGCTAAAAACAGAGGTGAAGACGGCAACAGCATCAACGTAACTTTTAGCCCAGCTAATATTGATGGTCTTTGGAACCTTCTTGTTTCCAAGGAAACTGTAGCTGGTACAGCCGCAGACACTACCAACGACGTTGTTCTAGAAAGCTACATTAACTTAGAGCTTAATGACTCACTTTCTAGTGACTTTATTGAGAACGTAGTAAATCAGTCCTCTAAGTACATTTCTGTAGTAGTTTCCGAAGACAACAACGCTCTGCCAGTTGTTACCACTCTACCGCTAACTGGTGGAGACAACGGTTCCGCTCCAAATGGAGACGATTACATTCAGGTCGTAGAAGAGTTCAGCACTGCTAACAGGCCTCTAGTGCTATTCTCCCCAGAAATTAACACTAACGTCAGACTTGCTAACCCTGTAGAAGACGAGCCAAACGTAGGTTCGATTTACGATGCTTGGATTTCATGGGCGCAGAATAACGATGGATTTGTAATCCTCGATACTGAGCCTGACACCAGTGTTAATGATGCCGTAAGCCTAGCCTCTGTTAGACAAAGCTCAACAAACGCGGCCATGTATTATCCAAATATCTTGATTACTGACCCGCTAGGTAGAAGCCCGTCTTCTCTCCGTAAGGTTGGTCCAGCTGGTGCAGTTGCAGGCCTATACCTGCGCACTGACAAGCAGATTGGTCCTTTTAAGTCACCTGCTGGAGTAACCGCGGCAGTTAGTGGCGCTGTTGCGATTGAGGCAGCCTTCACTACACAAGAGCTAGACGTTCTAAACTCTAGTGCAAGCCCTATTAACGCTATCCGTGCCCTACCAGGTGCGGGAGTAGTCGTTATGGGTGCTCGTACACTAAAGAATGATGGAACTGCAAATAAGTATGTAAATACTCGCCGTTCCCTAATCTTTATCAAGAAGAGCTTGACTGATTTGACTGAGTTTGCCCTATTTGAGAACAATGACGAAAAGCTATGGGCGAGACTTCGCTCCGCAATCTCGGTGTTCTTGGGTGGCTACCAGAACCAAGGTGGTCTAAGAGGAGCAACTCCTGCAGAAGCTTTCTACGTAAAGTGTGACGCAGAAAACAACCCAGACGAAAGCATTGCAAGTGGTGAAGTTAACATTGAAGTTGGTGTTGCACTTCAGTACCCAGCAGAGTTTGTCGTAATCAACCTAAGTCAAAAGACGTCTGAGTAATCTAAGGAGATACTAAACAATGGCTACTATTATCAACAATAGGTCAGTACTAGAGACTGACCCAATCAGAAATTTTAGATTTCTGGTTACATTCAAGCCACATGACACCGCAGGGTCTGCTTCTTGGTACGACTCAAAGGTCACTCTTGGCTTTACCTCTGTTTCGGGACTGTCAGTAACTACTGACTCTATCCCTTACCGTGAGGGTGGCTACAACACCACAGTCCACCAGATTCCTGGCCAGACTACATTTGCACCAATTACCCTACAGCGCGGAGTTATTCTTAACACCAAGCAGAACTGGCAGTGGATGAGAACCTTGTTCGCTACCGTTCAGGGTGGTGCAGCAAACGTTCAGGGAAAGTCCTTCCGTGCTGACCTAGAGATTGAGGTACTAAGCCACCCAATTCCTGGTTCCGCTGGTGGAACTACCGCAGGAACTGGCGGTGTAGCTAAGGATGACCACGTGTCTATGAGGTTTAACGTGTACAACTGCTGGATTACTTCAGTATCGTACTCTGACCTAAACGCAGGTGACAACGCAATCTTTGTTGAGCAGGCAACTCTTGTTCACGAAGGTTTTGATGTTAACTGGGCACCAAACCTAACCGATAGTGCTCCAAAATTTAACTAATAAAAGGAATAAATATGGAAAACCAAACGATTAACGCAGCAACTAACCCTGGCCTAGCAAACAAACTTGCGGCCGAGGCTGTTTCTCAAAAAACCGAAGCACCAGAACCAGCAAAAATTAAACTTCCTGTAGATGTTCTTGTAGACCTTCCTGGAGGGTACATGTCTCCCTCTGGGGAGGTTTACAGAACCGCTGAAGTTAGGGAACTAACAGGAAAAGACGAAGAAGTTATTGTCAAGGCGGCTAATATGCCTAAAGCTTTGGCACTAGCTCTATCTAGAGGAACTGTAAAAATTGGGGATGTTGAAGCTACTGAAGAAGTCTTAGACAAGATTTTGGCAGCAGACCGAGACGCAATTATGCTTGGAATATACCGAGCAACTTTCGGTGACACCGCTGAATTTGGGGCTTATTGCATGGGGTGTAAAGACTCTAAAACTGCGGAGATTAATCTTCTAGAAGACATAAAGGTAAAGGTTTTACTAGACCCTCTAGAAGACAGGGCTTTTAAGGTTCAAGGAAAGTCTAAAGAGTATCTTGTACGACTTCCTGAAGGAAAAGCTCAACGAGAACTAGCTAATAACTTAGACAAAACGTCCTCTGAATTAGATTCAGTTCTTTTGGACTACTGTTTGGTGGAAATAGACGGCAAACAAGTATTTGGTAAAAATCAAGTACAAGCTATTGGCTTAGCTGATAGACGTCTTATTTTAAGTGAAATTATCAACAGAAACCCTGGACCACAATTTAACGATGTCAAAATTACCTGCCCTGATTGTGGCGGAGAGGTGGTAGTTCCGATTAGTCTCGGGACTCTATTTCAGTTCTAATTTAGCATCATATATGCAGTTGATGAGTCAGTGGACAGCATTAACTGTTAGTTACACGGGTTGGTCTTTAGAAGAAATTCGAAGACTTACTCCAAGAGAAAGAAAGAATTGGCTAGAAATAGCCAGAGAATACGGATTGGTGGTGAAGAAGTAATATGGCTAATAGTTTAACCGTGTTAATGCAAGACGTCAAAAAACTTCTTGGCCTACTTAACCAAGTAGATGGATTCGTTAAAGGCGGAGGAGTAACTGGCGGCGGTAACATGCTGTCAGGGTCTTTGGCGGGTATCTCTACTGTTGCTTCTGGCGCGGGTTCTCGCATTCAAACTGCTGGTAGCCTAATTGGCATCGGTACAACAGCCGCAGCAGGATTTGCTGGCGGCGTGTCCTCAATGATGCCTGACGTAGCGCTGACTATTGGCCGTCAGGCTGCCCTTTACGGCGCTGGGGTATCCAGCGGTGGGCTAATGGGCACCGCCATGCTAGACCGTAATACGCGGCTAGGTCTAGGTCAATTCCAAACTAGTGCAGGGGCTTCTTCAAGAGTCGCAGCTATGCTTACTGGGCGAGGTATGGCTCCAACTAGTGCTGCGTTTACGCGGACGGTTGCTTCTACAGCTAATGCTGCCAAGTACTTAAACATGCCAAACGAAGTTGCCGCTTCCGCTTTTGAGGGGCTAACTTCTGGTGCTACATCTTCCATGATGATGAGAAATTACGGAATTTACACTGGAAATCCCGTAACTGGACAAGCTCTGGGTCAAAAAGAAATTTTTGAACAGCTCTATCAAAGATTTCTTGGCGGTAGAAGTACCAACGTAGAAAGAACCATGGAGTCCTTGCGTAGAGGAAACCTTGGGGCAAATATCCGTGCTTCGGGACTTGACGAGGCACAACAAGGATTGCTTTCTCAGTATTTTATTGACCGTGCTCGTGGCATCAACGTAGACTACTCTGACGATAAGTCAGTTCAAGCAGCAGTGGACCGTAATAAGGCCGAGGGCATCGTAAACCCAATGCTTGACCCAATGAAGCTTAGCTCTAGACAAGACGAGCTTATGAGCCTTGCTACTGAGCCGTATCTACAAGGACTTAAAACTTCTACAGATTTGCTAATGCAACTTAGTGATGTAGTAGAGGACCAGTTAATCCCAAGTTTTGGTGCTCTCAAGTCAACCCTTGACAATTTTATGGGTAATAACATGGGTGCAGGAGCAGTTACTGCTGGTGCCGCATTACTAGGTGGGGGACTTGCTGGAGCTGGGGTACTGGCGGGTGCTGGAGTTGGTCCTAGAGGTGGAAAAAGCCCAAAGTCTAGTGGTAAAGGTAACTTTAAAGGCGGTATGGGAATCCGAGCTGGTGGCCCTCTAGGAGCCGCGGCTATGCTGGGCGGTCAGGCCATGGGTGGACTAGGTGGCGACCTGCTTTCTGGTGCTGGAACAGGCGCTATGTTTGGTTCTTTTGCTGGTCCAAAAGGAATGCTAATTGGTGCCGCTATTGGTGCGTTAATTAGCGGTGGAGCCAGTATTCTAAGCGGCAGCCTTGCTCCTAAGGCTCCAGGTAAGGGTGGTGGCGGAAACATTGACCCAGGACCTCAGGGGAATAGTTGGACGGGTGCGTATGGGGAGCGACGCCCATATGGAATCCACGACGGTGTAGACATTGCGATGGCTGTTGGAACTCCACTAAAAGCCGTAATGGACGGAGTTGTTTCCTATGCAGGTAGCGGAAGCGGCAGCCGCTCAAGAGGACTTTACATAACAATTGAGCATGAGAATGGGTACAGAACGCTGTACGCCCATTTAAGTAAGTTTTTTGTTAAAAAAGGTGATGCTGTTTCTAAAGGACAACTAGTAGCACTCAGTGGTAATAGTGGTTTTTCAACTGGTCCTCACTTGCACTTTAGCTTATACAAAAATGGAACCCACATTAATCCAGGTCAGTTTGTAAATGACGGGCTCTACGGTGGGGCAGGAGTGTCTGTACCTCAAGGTGGATACACAGCATCAACTGGTGAGCAAAACATCAACAGCGGAATGACCGCAGGAATTTCTACCTCAAATTTTGCGTCTGTAATTAACCAATTTATGTCTGGCGGCTCTTCAGGTATCTCATTGGGCTCAAGCGCCATGTCTATTCTTGGTTCTGTACTGGGCGGAGCAAGCGGCTCATTTGGAAGCATTGCGTCAAACTCATCTGGTGTAAATCTTCCAGAACCTATTGGCAATACCTCTTCAGGAATGATGGGGACAGACTTAAACGCGCTTTTGAACTCTGGAGAATCTTCTGGGGTTGGAGGCGGGTATGAGCCACAGGGATTATCTGAAGGAACCAATCTTTCTAGCGCCATTTCACGCTCAAACTCTGGGTCAATATCTTCCAATGGTCGTTCAGGAGTGTACAAGCCCCAAGTAACGATAAACGTAAACATAGCTCGTGCGTCAGAAAGTGAAGCTAAGCGATTTGCCAAGATGGTTAAAGACGAACTAGAAGAAGACAGAATGTTAGACAGAATTGGTGGTAAGTAATGCCCAACATAAGGCCCCTTCCTGTATTCCCTGGAATTACTGAAAAATCTGCTAAGACTTTAAAAGAAAAAGTTAGCGCTAGCGTTCAGTCTGTTTCACCTGCAGCAAAAGCAAACACTAAAATTAAACGTTTAAATGAGCAGATAGCCGCGCTAAAAAAGAATCTGCAAACTTCCTTAACTAGATTGGGGGAGATTACTAAAATATTAGAAAAACCACCACTACAGGTTCTTTGGGGTGTTATATACGTTAATAGGTATTACATTCCTTGGCTTCCCGAAGGAAAAGACTTAGCTACACCAACTGAGGCTAAAAAAGTCAAACAAGACCTAATTGCTAGTATTGCAGAAACTAGAGAAAATATTAGAAAGCTAGAGGGAGCATTAAATAGCTCCTCTAAACAGCAAGAGCAGCAACAGAAAAACGGCAATAAAGGCAATAGAGGCAATAGAGGCAATAAGGAAGACGTTAGCGGAGGACCGCCGTCTTCTGACCCCGCTAATACAGCTATTGAGTACAACGTAAGCTCAGTTAAAGAAGCCTACTTCACTAGTAAACAGGACACCCTAGACACCGCAAAACTTTTTGCTGGAAATACTCCTGCAAAAGTTACTCAAGCTATGGACCTGTGGAAAGCGGGAGTATCAAGTAAGGGAATGATTGTTACCCACATTCCTCCTGGCCCTAAACCTGCTCAGTATATGGATAGTAATGGTAATTGGGCTGTTCCTGGTGATGCTTCCTCTATAAAACGTTCAGGGTTTCAATTCTTGTACAACCCTACAACTATAGGCATGACCTACGGCGGGGTTCCCCCAGTTGACATCACTATGTCCACTTCTGGTCTGGAAGACTACACGCTTCAAGCCCCCAGCATTTATCAATCCGCAATTAATTTTGAAATATTAATTAATAGAATGCACGATTTAGAGTACATAGGGGAAAACGGCACAATAAAGGGAGGCTTAAGAGCTTCTGATTTGTGGGTAGGAAATATTCCAGATACTAAAACTTTAAATCGTATTTACAATAAAGGAACAATGTACGACATAGAGTTTTTGCTAAAGACTATGTTTGCCGTAGACCCATTCCCGAGTTTACTCCGCGGAAGAACCACAGACATTGGTTTCTTAGGCCCATCTCCCGTAGAACTGCACTTAGGAAAAAAACTACGGTATGTAGTAATGGTTGACAGCATAACTGTAGACCACGTTATTTTTAACAGTCAAATGGTGCCGATGTTTAGCACAGTACGTGTTTCCACACGCAGAATTCCAGACTACAGGCCAGGAAAGGTTTCAAATGCTTCTTAGGAGTTGGTTTTAATGATTTTTACAGATAGTAGATACGCTTCTGGTATTTTGACTAAGTCGTATGACGCAAGAAAGCAGTCCTACGGAGTTACTGTTTTTCGCCAATTTACCGAAGACTCTTCGTCTTTCTTTTACTACACGTGGACTCAAAAAGACAGGATAGATTTAGTAGCAGCTGAGCTATTAAACGACCCAAATCTTTGGTGGTTAATTATGGATTACAATCCAGAAATTTCAAACCCATTTGATATTCCCCTAGGAACTGTGCTAAGGATACCTGGTGAGTAAAGAACCTATTATTGGAAAATCTAGGCGCTCCTCTCCCTTTAGTGTTCAATTTCCGACATTGCCTTCTATAAAGGCGCAACCTCAGACCGTCATGTTAAAGCAAAAGCAAAAGAAACATGACGTATTAATTATTGAATATCCTGCAACTAGCTTTAAAAACGCAAGAGTTTTAAAAACAGGTGTTCCTGTTAAGTTTGTCTGGAGACAGGGTTCTCGAAAAGCTGAGTGGCTTGGATATGTCACTTCTGTTTCTAGAAAATCTTCTTCTCAATTTTTGCAGCCTATGAAAGTTTACTGCGTTGGTGCTTCGTTTGTACTAAAACAAACTAAAACTAAAACGTACAAAAATAAAACTGTATCTGAAGTTGCTGCAGTAATTGCTAAAGAAAATAATCTTAGATTTGTCGGAGATAGGGATAAAAGAAGATTTAATCAGCTAGCTATTTCTGGGCACAGTCAGTGGGAATGGTTACAAGAGCAGGCTAATCGTGTAGGTTACGTGGCTTATGCCCAAGGAACTAACTTAGTGTTTAAGTCAATAGACAAGATAATTGACGAAAAATCTTTAGATGCGCCAATTTTTCAATTGTGGAGTCCGTACATACCAAGAACACCCCAAGGATTAGACAGAACTTTGGATTCTATAGAGGTGTTGGTTGGAGAAAACAACGAAGGCGATTACCCCACAAGGGCTGTAAAACAAACTGGTGGAGTAGACCCTGTAAAAGGAACATCATTTACTAATAAAAAGTCACCTTCAAGGTCAGGAAAGTCTGTTAGAGAAAGTGTTGCAGATACGCTGTTTGATGAGCTTAATAGTGACCAAGTAGTTAGCAGTAAAGCTGACTCTAGAGCAGCTTCGTCAGGAGCAGCTGAACTTGCAAGGTTTAATATACCAGCTAAAGTTATTGGGCAGGGAGACCCTCGAATACACCCGTATCAAATGATAGAAATACAGGGCTCAGGAAATGACACTGATGGCCACTGGATTGTGCGGGAAGCTACGCACAAGTTTCTTTATGGAGGTTACTACACTATAGAAATGATTGTAGCTACTGACGGTCTTGGAAAAAATACCAGAAAAACTAGAAACTCTTCCAGAAATAGAGCTATAGACCCATTTAGGTCAGAGACTGTAAAGAGCGCAATTGATGTTGAGTACTTACTTAACAAAAACAAACGCCCTTTTAATTCTCGAGGAAATGACTCTTCAGTAAACCTAGCTGTAGAGCTAAACAGGACAGGAAATCCTTTTTCAATAGGAAATTCCAGGGAAACTAGCTCGGCTAGACTTTCTGCTAATAAGCCACTGTTAACAAATGTTGAAAACCAAGGGTATTTACGAACACCAACTGTTTGGAAAACTAAGGCCCCAACCTCAAGAAATCCAAGAAAAGCTAGTTAATTTTAAAGGAGTCTAATGTCAAAATCACCCGTGTATGAAATGGCCATAAGCTTGCCATTTAAAATAGATAACTTTGGCGGAGTTGCTGTGACCATGTCCCAAGAGAAAATTTGGGCTGATAGGGTACGTAGCGCTATTGGTACCCAGTTAAAAGAGCGTGTATTTAGGGCTGATTACGGCACCACTATCCCAGTGACGCTATTTGAGGACACCGACTTGATGACCGCAACCATTGAAGAAGAGGTGGAAAGAGCCTTTATTGAGTACCTTCCTACCCTACAATTAGATGTAGTAGAGGCCACGTACGACAGGTCTCAGGACACTATATTTGCTGAAGTAGGCTACTTTCTGCCAAATAAAGACCAAACGTCTGTTGTAATCGGTATTGCCAGACTTTCTACTACTAGACCAATTGATGAGGAACTACTATGACAGCCCCAGTAAGCAACATTCCCGTATCGGTAGATTACACTTCTAGGGATTACTACGCTCTGCGTGAGGACTTAATTAACCTCGTAAAAGCAAGGGTAAACTCAGGCTCCTCCAAACAATGGTCTGGGGAAGACCCTTCAGACTTTGGTCTAGCGTTGGTTGAGGCATTTGCCTACATCGGTGACTTGACAAACTATTACATTGACAGAATTGCAAACGAAACCTACTTACCTACAGCTACTCAGCGAAAAAACATCTTAAATATCGCAAGACTGTACGGATATGCCCCTACTGGTTTTAGAGCTTCTCAACTACAAGTTGAGTTTACTAACTCATACACTACAGACGTAACAAACGCTGTTGGAAACGGAACCCTTATAACTTATACTGCTGCTAATGACTTTGTAGTGGGAGATGTAGTAACGATTTCCGCAGTTAATCCTTCTGGGTTTAATTTAAGTAACAAAGAAGTAGTGTCTTGCACCCCAACAAGTTTTGCTGTAAGCAGCACTTTTAGTGGAGCTTACGTTAGTGATGGTGTTGTTGGCAAGGCTATATCAATACCTGCAGGAACCCAAGTAAGTGGCTCAGTCATTAAAGATGACGTAGTAGAAGAAGTTGTGTTTACTACACTAGAAACAGTAGAAATCCCAGCTTCTTTAGAAAATTCTGTGGGGTCTGTCTTGGCTTGGGCAAAAAATGGAGAAGACATTCGCTTAAGGCCAGGTAACGAAGCTCAAAATGAATTAGACATTGCTGGTGAACTTATTGGTACGTCAAATGGATTTGCTAATCAAACTTACATTCTTACTGAAAACGAAGTAGTAACTGAAGATATAGAGGTGTATGTTGAGGCGGGAGACCTTTATGAGCCTTGGCAGCAAGTTACCAATCTAATTGACTACGGTCCGACCGACGCAGTGTTCCGTACTGAATTAGACGAAAACAACTTTGTTTCTATCATTTTTGGTGACGGTATCTCGGGCGCTATACCAAACACTATGTCTGGAATTAAAGCAGTTTACTATGTTGGGGGAGGAACTATAGGAAACGTTTCTGCGGGAACTATTGACACAATTGACTACATTCCTAACTTAACATCCGTACAACTAAACTCATTATCTGAATTTGTTTCTGTTGGCAATCCAGGAACTGTAGGTGTTGGCGGCTCAGAGCCTGAAGATAACTTTAGTATTAGAACTAACGCTGCTCTTGCAGTTCGCTCTAATAACAGGGTTGTTAGTTTTCAGGATTACGAATCATTGGCTTTATTTGTAGAAAATTGCGGAAAAGCCAACGCAACGGCAGCGGTATGGACATCAGTAACCCTATATGTTGCACCTATCAGGAACCAAGGAGATTTAGATAAATTCCCTGGCTTTGATGGTGCTAATGATGAAGTGACTTCAGAATGGAACGCTCTACGAGACAATGTACTAGAGTATTTTGAAGGAAAAACTCTAATTGGTGCATCTCTTCAAGTATCTCCCCCAACGTATTCCCCAGTGTCTATTGACGTAGTGTTTACTAAAAATGACAACTACACCTCTGAGCAAGCTGAAGACGATATTAAAAAAGCTTTGGTTACTACTTTTGGGTACGCAAACTTAGACTTTGAGCAAACAATTACCCCAGAACTAGTTGAAAGTGTTCTAATTGGTCTTCCAAGTATAAAAACCTCTAGAGTAACTAACCTATACAAAACTGGTCAGACTCCTAAAAGAGCAGCCCTTATAGGTTCCCCAGCTGAAATATTTGTATTTTTAGAATCAGATATTGATGTTTTAGAGTCCTCTAACGACGCTCAGTTGTCTGCGCTAACCGCATCTAGCGGAACCCTAAGCCCTGTGTTTAACAGCGACTTTTACGCCTACAACTTGGTAGGAGTTAGCGCCTCAACTGTCACGCTAACTCCTGTAGGAGCTGCAGGTTCGACAATAACCGTTAACGGAGTCTCTGCTGCTACACCTGTTACTCTAGGTGCTGTAGGAAGCACCACTACTGTTTCAATTGCAGTTATTGCTCCTGATGGAACTACTGTTCGAGTGTACACCGTATCTATCTTTAGAGTCGCTCCGTAATGAAAGACGACTCTGGTAACAGGAGATTTTACGGGGTATACAGAGGTACAGTAACTAACGTAAAAGACCCAGAAAACAAGAAGAGAATCAAGGCTAGGGTACCCCAAGTATTGGGTGATGGAACCACGGACTGGATGTGGTGTAGCGACTACTCTGCGCAGAGCGCTGTTCCGCCGTCGATTGGTCAAGGTATTTGGGTAATGTTTGAGGGAGGAGACCCCTCTTTCCCTGTATGGACTGGTACTTTCGGTACGCATAAAGGCACTGGACACCAGGTAAATATACGGCCATTAAATACTGGGTCTTATCCATCTACGGTTAAGCTTAGGTCTACTGGTTCTGGGGCCAAAGAGCTTGATTTAATCGCTACGGTAATAGCTATAGCAAAAACGGTGGAAGATATACGCCTGTCTTTAAACTCTCATGGTGGTGGCGAGTTTGAATCGCCCCCTACAGACGTACAAAACTATTAGTTCACCAAATAATTACCCTGTAAAACAGCGAAAATAGAACTATATTTAGGAGATTTAATGCCATCTAACTACCCTTCCAGCATCAAGGTCTGGTCACCAACCGATGCGGGATTTAACTATCCAGAAGATTTAAAAGAGGTTGTTTACGCTCGCCACGTTACTACTATTTACGATGAAGTAACTGCTGTTCAGCAAGAATTAGGCGCAGGCTCTGGAGGACTAAAGACCAGTGTTATTGACAGTCTTTCTCCTTTTGACCCACTTACTAGCGGAAAAACTTGGCCAAATCTTAGGACAAGACTATTCAACATGGAACAAGGGGCTATTGACGGCTCCCTTAAGCGCGTAAGCATTTTAGGTGGGTCAACTATTACCCCATCTTCAGCTTCTACTGTAGGATTAACTGTTCGAGCTGCAACTGTACAAACGGCAAACTTAATTGAAATTAGAAACACAAGTAACGTTGTCAGAACCGCCTTTGGTTCTGATGGTCTAATCTCAGGAGTAATTGACGGCGGCAACGCTTAAGGAGAATTAAATGGGACTCTATAACGTTGCGGGGTACGATTCTGGTGATATTTACGGAGATATTCCAAAACTCCAGTACTACTCAGAACCTTTTAGGTCGATAGCAGTTAGCTATACCCAAATTGAACTTACTTGGGTAATTCCTTCTGGTGACTTTTTTGAACTGAGAGTAGTAAGAAGTACCGATGGATTTCCAGAAACTTCTGAAGACGGCGCTGTAGTCTATTCGTGGAACGTAACTACTGCAGGAGTTCTAGAGTCTAGTTTCTTAGACGGAGAAGACTCCTCAATACCACTAGTTCCTGGAAGATTTACTTATTACAGGATTTGGCTAAAAAATGCGCTTGGTAATTGGGTAATTGCTGCAGACTCGTACACCCTGCTACCAATCAATCACACTACGTATTCCCCTGATGGAACAGCGCTAGTAACAACCAAAAATAAACTTCTTGAAGTGCTTCCTAAAGTATTTACTACGGCTTCTCAGTCTCCTTTGGATGAGATTGACCCTAACTCTGATTTAGCTAAGTTTTTAGAAGGACCAGCATTTGAATTAGATAGAATGCTAACTTATGCTGAGCTACTTCTTCCCCTAGAAAGTAACAGGCTAGTTGGCCCTGAGATATTGTTGCTTCAAAGTTTGCAGCTAGGAGTTCCACTAGAGCCCTACTTAGCAACTAAACAGCAAAGACGCCTAACCCGTGAAGCTCTGTACATCTATCAAAACAAAGGAACTTACGCTGGTTTAGAGGCGTTTGTAGAAAGTTTTACTGGATTTGCTCCCGACATTTCTCCCTCCCCAAACCTAGTTCTAAGTCCACAAGACAGCAGCTTTACTGGTGGATTTGGTTTTTGGAGACCTGTAGGAGACGCAACCCTTGACCTAGAAACTACAGTACCAGGGGTTGGTCCAGAGGTAGAGCCGTATGTAGACGATTACAGATATGTAGCAAAAATTACTGCAAACGAAGTTGGCGCAAGAATCATAAATGGAACTGACGACCCTATTAGACAAGGAACTCCAGTAAAAGCTGGAGAAGCTTATGTATTTTCTGGATACGGTAAGGCTGCAGACGAAACCACTATGGGCGTATCTGCCTACGCTCTTTGGTACAACTACAAAGGCGAGTTAATCGACATAGACCCACCAAGAACGTTTGTTCAAACTCCACAATCTGTTACAGACGAGTGGACTCGGTTTGAATTTGTTGGAAGAGCTCCTGGCGTAGTTCGTGACGTTTCTGCATACAGTATCGAAGACGGGATAATTACTTTATTTTTGTCTACTTTGAACGTCATGGTTAGAGGCGAAACCATCATTGTTGATGGGGTCAGTGATGACGTAGATGGGATTTACCAAATTGAAGGTGCTGGGGACATTACGGAAATTCCAGAAGGCGGAATTGCTGGTCTTTTAGGTTCTAATTTAAACCAAATTTACCTAGCAACTAGCTTACCCGATACTCCTACCACAGAAGTAAGCGGAACTATTACTGAAGCAACCCCTGATGTTGGACCTACAACGTACGTCATTATGGCTGGAGAAATTGTAGACGGTGAGGCCACTGTAACGTTTGCTCTTCCTCACGATTTAGTTGTTGGAGACAAAATCGTAATTCAAGCTATGAGCTCGTACTTTAGCTACGGACTGCACACTATAACTGGTGTTGGAGTAAACACTGTAGAATTTAGCATTTTTGAACCGTTTACTGGAGAGCCTGCAGTAGACGTTAGTGAGTCTTTTCCTGTAACTGGAGTTCCTTATGGAGGTGCTGTAAAAATTATTCCAGGGACTGGGACACCACTTGAGCCTGCAGTTTACGGTGGGTTTGAGCTCGTGTGTGCGACCACTGGAACACTGTACCTAGACCTATTCCAAATGGCGTCGTTCACTGTACAGGAATTTCACGAAGCTCGCGGTGTAGAGATGTTCTTAAACCCTACAAAAACTAACTATTTAAGGAACCCTGGATTCAACCCTACAACGCTAGCATTAACTTGGTCAATTGCGGCCCAAGATTATCAGAGTGTAGATAGAACAGACGAGCCTCTTGAACTGCTAGAAGACGGTTACTCTTTAGAAGTAGAGACTCTAAACTGCGTGCCCACTTACCTTATGACTGCATACTCAGTTTCTGATGGAGTTGCTGAAGTAACTATAGGAACAAACGAACTTAGCGCTGGAGATGTGGTCCTAATTACGGGAGCAGGTCTGCAACCTGTTTACGGACAGCACCTAGTGCTCGCAGCTACTCCTACCACAGTTAGTTTTGCCCTAGAGTTACCAGACATTCCGACTACTCCAGCAGTAGCTGCAGTAACGCATCTTAAGTACGTAATGGTCGGATACTTGGTTAATAACAATATTGCTACAGTTACGTTTACTGGTCCACACGGCATTGAAGAAGGTCAAATTGTTGACATTTCAGGTTTTGTTTCTAGCCCTATTTTGGGACAGCATTTAGTTACGGATATTGGCGCTAGCACTATTAGCTTTGCTTTTCAGGCCCCTAACAGTACTACAGTACCGTTAACTGCGGCAGTTACGGCGCTAACAACGGTCTCTACTAACTCGACCATTATTGGCTCTGGAAAGTTTGTCAGCGCATCTTTTTACGCAAAAACTCTTGAGGAAAACTCTGAAGAAACCTTCACAGTAGTTATATCCGCAGTAAACCTGTTAACACAACAGCCTGTATTTTCAACATCATTTCAAATAGAGGTTACCAATGAATTACAGCGATTTAACAAAGAGCTATTTGTTTCTAAAGTAGAGCCTGAAATTTATATAATAAATCTGACAATAGCTGGAAATACTAAGGGAAATACCGTGTACTTTGACAGAGCTGTAGTAGAGAATTCTTTTACTCCTACAGATTACTTTGATGGGGATTTCCCAGCTTCTTACGGAGCTGTTTGGGAATCTATCCCGTTTGCCTCTGCTTCTCACTTGTACCCAAACCTTGCCATAAAAATGACTAGATTAAAACAAGAGCTGGAAAAGTATCTTCCAATTAATACTTCGTTCTTGGTTCAATGGCATGGCGGCGGAATAGCCAAACCTTCAATTTAGTGCTACTATCTAGCCATGGATACTTTAGCTCACGTAATAGTTGCAGGCCTTGGAGTCGCCTTTATATTAGCCACAATTGACGATTTGTTAGGTCGGTACTTCCCTACTAAATGGGTAAAGGTCGTCTTAACCCTCCCCCTTTCTCTGTTACTCGTTTCCCCTTTAGGTGCTTACACCTTTGGTCAGTTGGTCGTCTTGGGTATTGCGGCAGGATTTTTTTCACTCTCGGCTTTACTTTTAATCAATCGACCTGTTAGTATACAAACTTCACCACGACGGAGAATTTAAAAAAGGAGTAAGAGTGGGGCACTCAGACGAGCTACTACTGCTGTCGCTTTCTGCAAACGAAGCCCGCACGCTACTCGCACTCCGCCACCTTTCCGACCGTGACGGAAAAATTGTTGCCACGATGGAAGAGCTAGGCATACTTACCAAGTACAGCCGTGAAACTCTCCGTGTTGCCGTACGTAGTCTAGAAGACCGCGGCCTAATCACAACCAGACGTACCAAGAGAAACCTAGGTAAGTTGTACAAAAATGAGTACCAACTTATCCAAGAAAATCTGGCATCAGAAGACAAAAAGCAGGAAAATCTGGCATCACCTGCAGAGGTATTTGCACAGAAATTTCTGGCATCAACAGCTGGTACTGACGATATAGGAGTACCTAGTACCAATAGTAAGTCAATAGTATTAAATACTACGTATTTAATACCGAGCGAGGCTCGAGAGGAAGAATTCAAGGAGGTCAAATTGGTGAACAAATGGCAGGACGACGATGACCACATTGGCGGTTTCGGTTTACTTGATGGCGAGGTGCGGGCTTCACTGAAGCCAGTGCCAGTATCCAAGCGCAACCCCAAGACCAGATGGCAGAGACCACAGGATGACTGGACTCCAGCGGATGTCGCCACAGAGTTTTCCTATCGGATGTACCAGAAGATTAACAACGCCCCTGCGATGATTAACACCGCAGAGCTACGTGGTGCTTTAGCTGCTTACCGCAAGCGTTACAACACCAACGCCACTATCGAGATGTCCGTCATGGAGAAGTTCTTTGGTGATGCTAGAATTTGGACTGACGCAAAAAAGGCCCCGCACTTCGCTCACAAAATATTTCTTCGGTTGATGACTACGGAAACCGCTAATGTTATGGATGAGCTGGGTATGAACGAGCCAGTGTCAACAGAGCCAGCACGAAGCAACTACGTTTATGCTTCCGATGGGTCCAGATTTGACAACTCAATTCCAGGCCGTGTAGATTTACAGCGGTACGAGGAAAAACTACGGAGGGTAAAATGAGTTACGAACTTTCACAGCTAGACCCAATGAAGATGCATTGGCTACTTAGGACCTCAAATATTCCACGTCGTTTTATCGGAATGGATAGAGCAGACCTAGAGGCGCACGCTGGCTCCTTCCCAAAAATTATAGACAGCTGGCTAGAGCTTGTTATGGAAAAGCAAATCATTAAGCAAATTGGTGGGCTGGGAACTACGGGTACTGGGCTACTATTTGACGGTGCCCCAGGACTAGGAAAGACAACACATGCTGTTGTTGCTGCCACAGAGCTTTTAAGGTCACTACCAGACGAAGCTAAAGAGGCAAGAGAAATTTTAGGCTTTCGCGAACAGGACTACGGTATGCACTGCCGTCCTGTCTATTACATGACCTACCCCGAGTTTTTAGCCCGTAAAAAGGCAATGTTTGATGCTGACCCAGAGACCAAGAAAGAGATGTTTTTGGAGATGGAAGGCTTCCATGGAAGAGCCAAAGAAGACCACATGAACGTCCGTGTACTGGTCCTAGACGACCTTGGAAAGGAATATAAGGGGTCTGGGTTCAATGACGCCTCATTTGACGAAATCCTGCGTTCCAGATACGATAGAGCCCTACCAACAATTATTACTACAAACGTAATGCGTGATGATTGGGCTACGCAGTATGGTAAAGCTATGGGTAGTTTCGCCTTCGAAGCATTCAGAAGAGTTGAGATAATAGGAGAGGACAGGCGTAAAAAATGAGAGGTTTAGACATGGAAATTGACTGGAGAACAGTCCAGCTATTTTTAGATGACTCTGGTGTTTCTGAAGTAGAGATTGACGCCGAAGATTCTTCCAAAGTTAGATGCGACTGTAGGGCATTCTCTAAGTCATCACGCTGTAAGCACACGCGCTATGTTCGCGCAGAGATGCTTCGTAACGAAGGAAATTACGCCATAAAAGTTCCTATGGATATTTCTGACGAAGAGGCTTTAGATGCCATGTCTTCTTCCGCAACTTTTAGAGAGTTTATTCTTAAGTACGGTAAGGTAGAGGTAATTGATTAATGGCGATATCTCCAATGAGACGTCCCCAAGAATTATCGTAGTAATAGACGTAGTCGCTAACTCAGAAATTTTTGAAGAGAAAAAGATTCTCAGGACAATAGTTGAGAGAAAAGTTGTATCGCTAAACAATGTTGCGCTGTCAGAGCTTTGGACCGTGTCAAATAAGTACGGACTATCAGTAGAACTTGCTGGGTTTGCAGATGAGCTGTGGACACAGGGACACCTAGACAGCTTTATGGAAAGACTCGAAAGACGCGGTGGAAACCCATTTAATTACGCAGAACTATACAGCGATATAAATGAGTTCATTAGCGAGTTGCCTTACAGGACTAACCTAAAAGGCGTGGTAGATTTACGGGAGCGAATTGCAAGGTACGGTTCCTGGGGTATAGAATTAAATAATCTGTAATAGTAACGAGGGTAGAGGGTAGAATGGCGTATGACAATGAGCATCGGCTCGTCAGCAAAGTCGTAAAAGACAGAAACATAATTCCTGTTCTTGAGCAGGGAATCAAAGACGACTGGTTTGTAGATGATGACCTTAGGCGTGTCTGGAAGTTTGTACGGGACCACTATGTCAACTACAGGGAAGTCCCAACTGCCGTAACCGTTGTAGACAACTTCCCTAACTTTAAAGTCCTAGATGTCGAAGACACTATTGACTACCTAATTGACACCATAGTTGCGTTTAGACGTAGGACCATTACTCGAAACGGTATTGAGATTGTCGTCAATAAGATTGACATGAACGACCATGAGGCAGCTCTTATTGAGATGTCTAAGACAGTTTCGCTAGTCAATGAGCAAGGGGTTATAGGAACAACCCACATAGACCTTTCTGAGAACCCAGATAAGTTCTGGGAAGACTATGAGAACGTACAGGGCAACAAGTTACTAGGAGTTCCTACAGGCTTCAAAAAGATTGACGAAGCTACTGCTGGTCTTCAAGGCGGTCAGTTGATTACAGTTATTGCTCCACCAAAGACTGGTAAGTCACAGATTATTCTTCGTATGGCCGCCAATGTTCACGAAGCTGGAATGGTCCCTATGTTTCAGTCTTTTGAGATGACAAACCATGAGCAGGCTCAGAGGTACTTGTCTATGACTGCTCACATCAGTAACTCAAATCTTAGAAGAGGTAAACTCGACGTAGCTGAGGAAGACAAGCTGATTGGTCAAATAGAAAAGCTAAAACAATCTAAACCGTTTCACTTGGTAGACGCTGTGAACGGTCTGACTATTGACTCTTTACTAGCAAAAGCTGAGCAACTAAACCCAGACATACTTTTTGTAGACGGCGTATACCTGATGATGGACCAAGTTACTGGAGAAGCTAACACACCTCAGGCCCTGACCAACATAACTAGGGGCCTAAAAAGATTGGCCCAGAAACTAAACATACCAATCGTAATTTCTACCCAGACACTTCTTTGGAAGATGCGGGGCGGAAAAGTCTCTGCAGATTCAATTGGTTACTCATCCTCATTCTTCCAAGACTCGGATGTTATTTTAGGTTTAGAACCAGTTGAGGATAGTGACTACACTAGAAACTTACGTGTAGTTCAGTCTAGAAACTCCGCACCAGAAGCAACTCTAATTACTTGGATATGGGATACGGGTTGTTTCCATGACGTCCCAGATAAAAATAACCCTAGCGCCGCGTGCAAGTTCTGTGCAGTTTGGGGTACGAAACACTTATTATGATGAATATTGACATTGAAAAGGTTTTGTTAAACCTAGGAATTGATTACGACAACAAAGGTCACGAAGCAAACGGCCTTTGTCCTATGCACAAGACTAGGACTGGAAAAGAAGACCATTCCCCATCTTGGTGGATAAACATGGAAAGCGGACAACACATCTGCTTTTCGTGCCACTATAAGGGCAACCTTCTTCAGCTAATTTGTGATGTTAATGAGTTTTACAAAAAGGGTCTTGACGGTAATTACGTCTACGACTACAGCGCAGCAGAGCTGTGGCTATCACAAATCTCTGCGGTGTCTGTAGAGGCTCTCAAAAGCATTATTGACAATCTACCAAACTATCTAGGTCCTGCCCCCAAGCCAGTAGCAATGTCTGAAGCTAGGCTAGCCATCTTTGATGAGCCCCCAGCCACTGCTTTAGCCTCTAGGGACATCTCTGCAGAGTCAGCTCAGAAATACGGGGTCATGTGGGACACAAAGACCAGTACTTGGATTCTGCCATTAAGAGACCCAGACGACAACAAGCTCCTTGGTTGGCAGGAAAAAGGCACTATAAATAGGACTTTTTTCAACAGGCCTACAGGGCTTACCAAGTCTAAGACCTTATTTGGGCTCCAGAATCAATCGGAGGACCTTGTGGTAGTGGTGGAGTCTCCTTTGGACTGTTTGAGGCTGTACAGCGCTGGTGTGACCTCTGCGGTGGCAATTTGCGGGTCTTCTCCATCGGAAACTCAAATCAAGCTACTTAGGGCCTCTGACAGGATTATCTGCGCTTTTGACAATCCCAAGCTAGATAGCGCTGGCAAAAAGGCATCAGAAGAGATGAGGGAGTTTGCTAGGCAGTACGGCTTGAACCTGTCATTTTTCAACTATGGAGACAGCGGTAAAAAAGACCCTGGAGACATGACTGATGAAGAAATCCAGTGGGGTATTGCTAATAGCAAGTCCGCAGTCCTAGGTGAAAAGGCGTATGTTTAACGGAACTTTAAAGCCGTATCAAACCGAAGCTGTCGAAAAGATGGTGGAGGTAAAGCACATTCTTGTGGCGTACGAGATGGGCTTGGGAAAGACTCCCATGACAATTGCTGCAATTGAGCAGCTCAAAGATTCTGGTGAGGCAGAGGGCACTACCCTCGTTCTCTGTCTCGCCAGTCTAAAATACCAGTGGCAAAAAGAGATTACAAAGTTCAGCGATTCCACAGCAATAGTTATTGACGGCACACCAAAACAACGGCAATCCCAATACGACGAAGCTAGTACGCACGACTACGTAATCATGAATTATGAGCAGGTAGTCAATGATTGGGAAATTATTAAAACTTTTAAATTTGGCGCTGTGGTTTGCGATGAGGCAACCGCCATCAAAGGATTTAGGGCCAAAAGGGCCAAAAAAGTAAAAGAGTTAGCAAAGAAGATTCCAATTAGGTTTGCCTTAACAGGAACTCCCATTGAGAATGGCAAGCCTGAAGAAATCTTCTCTATCATGCAGTTTGTAGACCCAAGTGTTTTGGGAAGATTTGACCTCTTTGATAAAACGTTTATTGTACGAAACTACTATGGCGGGGTCCAGCGCTACAGAAACCTCCCAGTTCTCCACAAGATTTTGATGGAGTTCTCAGTACGCAAGGGCCAAAACGATGAAGATGTAAAGCCATACCTTCCAGACGCAATTTACCGTGAGCCAATCTTGGTTAAGTTAGACAAGGCCAGCCAAGGGCTGTACGACATGATTGCAAAAGATTTGTACTCAATTCTAACTGACGCTAAAGAAATGTTTGGAAGTAGCTTTAACATTGCAGCCCATTATGGGCAGACCTACGACGCAAGCGACCCAGCTAACGAGCTTCGCGGTGCAGTTATGTCCCGTATTGGTGCTATGAGGATGCTGTGTTCTAGCCCCCATGTTTTAGTCAGTAGCTATAAAAACTTTGATGCTCATACAGGCAAGGGCAGTGCTTACATTCACTCCTTAGGTTCCTACTTAGAAACCCTTTCAAAGACACCCAAACTAGATGTTGCAACCCAGTACCTTAGCGAGCATCTGGACATCTCACAGGACTACAAGGTAGTCGTGTTTGCCTCCTACCTTGACTCAGTGTCAGAGATTGCTGCTAGACTAAACGCCAAAGGTTATGAAGCAGTTGAGTACACGGGAGAGATGAATGCCAAGCAAAAAGAAGAAGCCAAAGTTAAGTTTCAACTGGAAGCTGGCTGCCGTGTCTTGGTCTCTAGCGATGCTGGGGGTTATGGTGTTGATTTACCTCAAGCAAACCTCTTAGTTAACTACGACCAACCTTGGAGCGCTGGCCTTGCAGTACAAAGAAACGGAAGAATTAACAGAGCGTCGAGCACTTGGGGTACAATAACAATTCAAGATATACTTGTAAAGGATTCCATCGAACAACGCCAGTACGACATGCTAAAACAAAAAGGCAATGTTGCAGGGGCAATCTTAGATGGAGTTAATATAAACGATAAGGGCGGAGTTGACTTGACCGTCGGAAGTCTGTTAGACTTCTTAACCAATAAGTTAATTTAGGAGAGGAAACCTGATGGCTAAAAGAATTGATGAAGAAGCTCTACGCATCTCGGACCCAGACGACTTGGGTTCGCAAATTAGAGAATTTGTATTACTAAAGGCATCCCTTGAAGTAATGGAGGCTCGTTCAAAAGAGCTTAGAGACAAACTAATGGCCCAGCTTGATACCGAAGGGTATGAAGATGAGAAGGGAAACATTCAGTTTGACCTGCCAGAATCCGTCGAAGGAATCGTCAGGCTAGAGAAGCAGCGTCGAGTAACCAGAAAGCTTAACGAACCAAAGGCAGAAGAAATTCTGGAAGCCAACGGTTTAGAAGAAGTGTTCGAGCTTAAGAGGGTTGTAAACGAAGACGCTCTCATGGCTGCTTTCTACGAAAATAAAATTACCGAGGATGAGCTCGACCAGATGTTTCCAGCATCAACTATCTGGGCTCTAAGAACCCTAAAGAAGTAATTAACTATGCCAGGGATGAGAAGTGAAGAGGAGATTCTCAAAGCCTTTGAGGGTCTTGACCGCGTACCTGGCTCTAAACATAAACGACGTGAGTCAACAGAAGTTGCAGACAAACGTCGCTCAAAAGTCTTAGGCGAGTCTAATGGTTGGGATGCAAACCCCATCATAAAGACCGTCAAAGGAGTGGAGACCGAGCTGTTTACAGTCAGTGCATTTGCATCCGCACTGGAGAAAAGTTTGGTCACCATTCGTTTGTGGGAGAAGAGGGGATACATTCCTGGAGCTCCTTACCGTTTACGCTCAAAGAGTTTGAACGGCAAGAAAGTAAATGGTAATCGTGTTTACACGCGAGAGCTCATTGAAATTGCTGTAGAAGAATTCCAAAAGCGTAAGCTGTTAGGCACTGCTCGTGTAGAGTGGCGTCACCACGCTGATTTGACCCAAGCATTAGTGCGACGGTGGAAAGAAGCAACTTAAATCAGGGAAACTTGATTTCTAACATATGGCACAGAGACTAAGGGTCGAAAGGCCTCGAACAGAAAGAAGAATATGGTAACACAGCCAACACTAGATGCCTCTAACTACCTCGAAGAGGATAGCGAAGATGCGCAACCAAAGCACGGAACTACCGTCCAAGCAGGATGGGGAGCTGCAGCTAAGCTACTCAAGCCAAAGGAGAAGTCTAGCGGCTACGCTACAGAGGTTAAGTTCTCTGAGAAGCCTGTACTAGTTCGTTTCCTAGAGGACGGACCATTCCATGCGTACGAACAGCACTGGATTGACCGTACTGAAGGTAAGCGTTCCTTTGTTCACTTGGGAGACGACGACCCGCTACTAGTAATTGCGGGCTCACAACCTAGAGCAAAGTTTGCCTTTAACGTATTGGTTCTATCGGAAGAAGAGCCAAACGTGCAGATTCTAACTGCCCCAATTACCCTTGCCAGAATTTTGTTTGCGGCTCACGAAGACCCTAAGCGTGGACCACTAACTAAGTTTGACTGGTCAATTACTAGACTAGGAAAGGGCAAAGAAACTCAGTACATTGTTGACCGAGTTCGTCGCGACACTGACCTAGTTGAGGATTGGGAGCTTGACCCAGAAAAGATTGCAGAAATTGCAGCAACCGCTGTTAAGTATGACAAGTCAGCAATCTACGTGAGTACTCGCGAGGAGCACCTAGAGGTAGCTCGTTCACTCGTAAAGTAACTCTTTACACTTGAGGGGGCCAGGCGATTTCCCTCCTCTCTTCTCTCCTGGCCCCCTCTATTTTACTTTGAGAGGTAAGCATGAACGTAATCACAACTAAAGAACAGCTACAAGAGTTCGTAGACTTTTATAAAAACGTACAAGAGTTTGCTTTTGACGTCGAAACTATTGGGGAAGATAGGCTGTACCCAGTGATTAACGATGTTTGCTGGATTTCATTTGCGACTGAAGGTCGCGTAGACGTTATACCTATGGGTCACCCTAATGGTGAGTTTGAGGGTTGGGATAAACCCCTCCTTACCCCTGGCCAGAAAAGGCTAGAAGAAGGAAAAAAGATACTTGAGTCCCACTACTCTAAGGATGAACGAAAATGGACAGCTAAGTTTGGGGAGCCACCAGTGCAGTTAACTCCTCGTCAAGTATTCGATGCAGTAGAACCGTTGATGTTCGGGAACCAGCTAAAAATAGCTCACAATGCAAAGTTTGACCTAAAGTCTGTTGCAAAGTACTACGGAGGCAGAGTTCCAACCAAGCCGTACTTCGACACATTGACTGCATCGTTTATCGTTAACAACCTAAATAAGTTTGCGCTAGGTCTAAAGGACTGCGTAAAACGAGAATTAGGCGTAGAAATGGAAAAGGGAGTTGGAGAGAACGTAGCCCTCCACTCGTTTACTGATGTCGCCACCTATTCAGGCATTGACTCTGAGTTGACTTGGAAGCTATACAAGGTGCTAGCCCCTAAGATTACTGGGAATCTTACAAAGGTTTGGAAGCTAGAAATGGATGTACTGGCTGCCCTATGCGACATGGAGCTCACTGGAGCGTACATTGACCAGAAACAGCTCAAAGTACTATCAGAAGAGATTGAAAAGGGTAAGCAAGAAGCAGAGGCAAAGTGCTACAAGATTGCGGGCAAAGCTTTTGCCATCAACTCTGTGCCAGTTAAGCAAAAGCTTTTGTACACTCCTCAAGACGGGGATGTAAAAGCTCGAATTACGCCTAACCCAAAGTATCAAGGTGTGCTAACCCCTAAAGGGCAGAAAGCAGCCAAAGAAGGCAAGACCCTTGACTACAGTCACTTCTCTGTCTCAGCCGATGCATTGGAGTATTACCGAGGTAAAGACGACCTAGTAGACGCAATCCTTACTTATCAGGACCTAAATAAGCTTATGACAACCTACGTAACTCCTTACACAGGTGGAGAAGTTAAGCGAGTAACTAACGGTAAAGAAAAGATTACTCAACGTAAAAGTCTTTTAATTAACGGGAGAGTACACACTAACTTTAAGTCCCATGGTGCAGAGACTGGCAGGTTCTCTTCCAGCGAACCTAACCTACAGAACATCCCTTCATCAGGAGATTACGGCAAGCTAGTTCGTAATTTGTTCATTGCCCCACCAGGACACAAGTTAATTGTTGCGGATTATTCACAGATTGAACCTAGAATCATAGCTGCTTTCTCACGCGACCCTCTTCTAGTAGAGAACTACATGACTGGTGGAGATGTGTACACCACAATTGGTGACACTATGGGGGTAGACCGTAAGGCAGGAAAAGTCTTGGTTCTAGCCATCTCCTATGGTGTAGGGCCAGACAAGATTGCTTCATCCATCGGCTGTTCTTTAGCAGATGCTAAAAAACTATTGACTGACTTTGAAAAGAAGTTCTCGTCTATTTCTAAGTACAAAAGCCACGTAATCAGAATGGCAAAAGATAAGTCGCCCCTACCTTATGTGGAGACCCTGTTTGGTCGCAGACGCTATATCCCTGACCTTTTAAGTAAGGAAATAGGAAAATCTGCTAGAGCAGACCGCCAAGCATTTAACACCATGATTCAAGGTTCCGCTGCAGATGTGATGAAGTTGGCGTTAGTTAGGGCCCACTCTTGCTTTTTGACCGAACCTACTATTAATGTAGTACTTACAGTGCATGACGAACTAGTCACCATAGCGCCTGATGACCGTGCCGAAGAGGTTGCGGAAGCTATCAGAGAGTCTATGGAGGGCATTCGACTGAAGCAAATTGACATCCCACTACTTGCTGAGGTACACATAGTGGACAAGTGGGGAGAGGCAAAGTAATGCGTCGCAATAAAAAAAAGGACGAGCTGACCCTAGCTGACGTCACTAACAGGCTACGTGGATTCATACTAGATTCTCAAATACAAAATGCCCATGAACTGAGTGTCATTTTAGGCTGCTCACCATTGTCCGACGAGCTGCAGGAAAAAGAAGAAGAAGAAAGCGACAACAGAGTAGACAAAATTGGCTCTTTGATTCCCCTGCTATATGCTCACGCCCACGTTCTTGCCGAGGGTGCGGTTGAATTTCAAAGGGCAAATGTTAAGAACGAGGCTTTAAAGAACCTTCCAGACGAAATGTGGTGGGAAAGCAGGAAATTGATGGAGCAAATGGCTTTATCAGTTCTGCTAGGTTCCGTTTCTCAGCTAGTAGACATGGGTCTTTTAACAGTAACAAAGAAGAGGAGATAGTAATGAACAACGCAGACTGGTGGGCAAAAAAACTGCAGCAACAACAACCGCAGGTTCAACAATACCGCCCAGACCCAACTCCGCCAATGCCTCCGTCTCAGAGGCCTATGGACCCGATGCCTTCCTTTCAGACACCGCCGAATCCAGCGGAGCGTGCGCAGTCATCTAAACAGACTTCTACGTGTCCTGAGTGCGGGTCGGTCAACTACATGGCAGTGGCGAATGCGGCTCCGAGGTGCTACGACTGTGGGTATCCCATATCTCAGTCGGGTTCAAGATACGGGTCTCTAACAGGAGCTCACGTAGAGGGTTCGGCAAAAGGCGCAAGGGGTAACGACCCTGCCAGTAACTGGAACCCACAAGGAATTATCGGAAGAATTGGAGAATAGTAATGATTAATGCTGACGCACAAAAGGTAATGGCCCAAATTAATAAGAGATTTGGTGCTAACGTCGTAGTTGTAGGTAAAGATGTACGTACAGATTTAATTACCAGAGTAACCACAGGGTCCACTACCTTTGATTACGTACTAGGTGGGGGATTCCCCGCAAACCAGTGGAATGAGCTTATTGGTGAGGCATCTCACGGAAAGACCGCAATTGCGTTAAAGACTATTGCGGCTAACCAAGCAAAAGACCCAGACTATACAACTGTGTGGGTAGCTGCAGAACAATGGGTTCCTGAGTACGCTGCAATGTGCGGAGTAGACCCTTCTCGTGTTATTGTTATTGAAACCAATATTATGGAGGAAGCGTATGACGCGGTTATTGCTTTTGCTGAATCGAAATCAGTTGACGCTATCGTTATTGACTCTCTTCCTGCCCTAGTTCCGTCTCCAGAAGACGAGAAAAACATGGACGAGATGACCGTCGGACGTGGGGCCCTCATCACTAACAAGTTCTTCCGTAAAGCGGGGGCTGCTATGAAACGCTCCCTAGTAGAAGACGAGCGCCCAATTCTAGGTATTGTTATTAATCAGTACCGCATGAAGATTGGCGTAATGCACGGAGACCCTCGAACCACTCCTGGAGGAGAAGGAAAGAACTACGCTTTCTTTACTCGTGCAGAGGTTCGTAGAGACGAATGGATTGAGGCGGGCACAGGAGTAAACAAGCAAAGAGTTGGGCAGAGGATAAAGATTCGTGTCCTTAAAAACAAGACGGCCCCACCACAGCGAGTTGCTTTTGTAGATTTCTATTTTGCCCCGTACAGCATTTACGAACCTGGAGATTACGACGTTGCTAAAGAAATTGCGGCAATGTCTATAGTCAAGGGTATAGTAGACCGTAAGGGTGGCTGGATTTACTACGGCGACCGTAAGTGGCAGGGACAAGAGGCACTTGTCAATTCCATTAGAGAAGAGGTAGACTTCTTGGAAGAACTACGAGATAAAGTAATGACAACCCCAGATTCATTTATAGGAGCGCAGGATGAGTAAAATGAACGAGTTATCAATTTCAGACATGGAAGACAGCTACGCAGAGCACGTGGAAGAGCAGCGCCAAGAACTTCGTAAAGAAGGGGCTGAAGAACTTCGTAAAGATATTCTGCGCGAGCTAGAGAGCTTAAAAATTAAGGCCTGGACATCTCAGGAAAGAATCGCTTATGAAGCAGCAATTATTGTTGTTGGGCGTGCAAATATTTAATGAAAAGTGTTGGCCAGAAGGAATCCCAGAAGCATGAAAAGCGAATTGCTAAAGCCATTGGAGGGCAAACCACGGCTGCTTCAGGAGCCTTCTGGTCACGCAAAGGCGACGTTAGAAGTACAGGGTTATTGGTCGAGCATAAATGGACAGGTAAAAAGTCCAAAACAATACAGTCTGCTGAACTTAAAAAAATAACAACTGAAGCAATCATAGATGGTAGGACACCAGTGTTTGGCCTTCATCTAGACGGTGAAGACTACGTTATACTTTTAGAGACAGACTTTTTAGAGTTATGGAACAAACTAAATGACACTCCCGCATGACGGTGACCTCTCGTGGTATGACGATGCCGCTTGTAGAGGCGCTGATACGGAGTTGTTCTATCCTCCAAGGGACAAGGCTAAATACAAAAAGATTGCTAATGAAGCCAAAACTTACTGTTTTGGAATTTCAGGAAAAACCCCTTGCCCTGTTAGAATGAATTGTCTTTGGGACGCTATTATCCGAGATGAGCAACATGGCATCTGGGGAGGAATGTCTCACAGAGAAAGAAATGCTTTAATTAGAAAATGGGAACGCAAGTACAAAGGGACTATGACTTTGAAAGAATACATCTTTCAATTGGATACGAGGAGAGAAAACAATGCCAGCACCAAAAACGGACCTATGGAAATTCTTAGACGCAAAGGCAAAGCCAACACGTCTACTAGGCGATATTGAGCGCCACCTACTAAAGCGACCTGTTGGAGACCGTGATTACACGGTACTGCATCCTTCTGACATTATTAAGCGTGATTGGTGTAAGCGTTCTTCTTACTTCTTATTGCGTGGTCATGAGCGTATTGCTGAAAAACCAAACCTTAGACTGCAGTCAATCTTTGATGAAGGCCATGCTATCCACGCTAAATGGCAGGCTTGGTTTCAGGAAATGGGCGTACTTCACGGCAAGTTTAAATGTGTTTCTTGTCACGAAATAACTTGGGGAACCTCTCCCTCTGAGTGTAGTAAGTGTGGTTGGAAAACCTTAGAATATGCTGAAGTAACTTTAGTGGATAAAGATTTGCGCATAGCTGGGCACACAGACGGTTGGATAAAAGGTATCGGAGACGACTGCCTTATAGAGATTAAGTCAATTGGCCCAGGAACTATTCGGTCAGAAGCCCCTAACCTTATGATGGAGGCCGATGGAGACTTCATGAAAGCGTGGAGTACTGTTCGTAAGCCTTTTGGTCCACACGTTTTGCAGGGCCAGATTTACCTTGAGTTGATGAAGCGAATGGGAAATTCTGTTGATGAGATTGTATTCTTGTACGAACTAAAGGCTGACCAGTCTTACAAGGAATTCACCGTTAAAGCAGACTACTCGTTAGTAGAGCATGTTTTTGATGGTGCTAAATTTGTCGTAGATGCAGTGGCCGCAGGCATTGCTCCAGACTGCTCTAACAACCCTGGCAGTATCTGCAAGCAGTGCGCCCCTTACAAGGAGGCATAATGTCTGCATTAGATAAGTTTCAAGACTGGGGCCTTACATTTAGAAAGCCAAGTGACAATCAGGTAGAACTACCAAATGACATTACGATGCTAAACTCAGAACAGCTGGGAGAAATATTTACCAGACTTACTGCGTGGACAGACTACATTGCGTCACAACTTGTTCACGCACAGTTAGATGAGCGTGCAGCACAAAAAGTTCTGGAGTACAATGAGAACCTCATGCTAGTCAAAAGGCTAGGGAGTGGCATTCGAGGGGAACGTGTAACCACCGTTAAAGCAGAAATTGCAATTGACGAAAACATTGTTCAACTTAGTAATCAGTACGAAGAAAAGTATGCGTACAGAAAACTTGTAGAAATGCTGCTTCATAATCATGAACGTGACCTGTCCTTAGTCAGCCGAGAGATTACTCGTCGCTCCAATGACTCAAGGGCACTTAGAAAGGAATATGGCGTCTAATGACCACACCAACCGATAGCACTCTTCAAGCATCAACCCCTCTGGAAATCACCGTGTATACAAACCCCAACTGCGTACAATGCGTTCAGACAAAAAAGTATTTTGATGCAAATGAGGTCCCGTACTCTGTAGTAGACCTTTCTGAAGACAAAGCAGCGTTGGACATGGTTCTAGAGCTAGGGTTTACTTCCGCCCCAGTGGTTATCGCCAATAAAGAAAAGTGGTCAGGATTTAGAATGGGCAAGCTGTCCGATACAGTACACGCATACAAACTAAGCATTAGGGGTAAGTAACTGATGGGGAGGGCGGTAGGTTACGAGCCAAGATTCGATAGAGACCTAGAACGTGGCAATGTTGGAGAAGACCTACTAGAGCTGTTTTTTGCTGATGGCGAAGACAACAATATGTTTGAGGTTAAGACGGATTACCGAATTAACGAAACAGGCAATATCTACGTAGAGACCCACAAGTATAGAAAAGCTGACCAGTCAGACCTAGTTCCTTCTGGCATAAACGTTACTGAAGCTAAGTGGTGGGTTCAGGCATCTCCTGATGGGACTGCCATGCTTATTTTTAAAACCGACCATATTAGGAAGTACATTGAGTTTACTCAGCCTCCTAGGTCAGCCCAACCTACGGCAAACGCACATTCTGCAGCGAGCCTAGGGGTGTTAATTCCCCTCAAAGGTTTGATGAAGTTCAGCAAAATGTGGAAGCTAAATGACTGAGAAAGTATTCCAAAATGGTCTAGTACCTGGAAACGTAGCTATAGGTATAGACCAGTCACTAACGGGGTTTGCAATTACAGCCCTCAATGTCGACGACCCGCAGTGCTACGAAACCTGGGTATACAAGTCTGACTACAACGGGGTAAAGCGCCTTCACGACATCCGCTGGTGGATGGAAGATAAGTTTGATACTTTAGATGCCAAAGAGTGCAGGGTAGTAGAGATAGCTATGGAGGGTAGTGTATTAGCCTCCCAATCGGCGCTAATTCTTGGGGAGCTTGCTGGTATGGTAAAACTGAGTATATGGACCTACTTTGATGGGAACACCAACAGCTACATCCCGTACCCAAATCACTTAAGAACTCCCCTCCAGATACCTCCTATGACCCTTAAAAAGTACGCTACAGGCAAAGGAACGTCTAAAAAACAAGAAATGCTTTTACAAATGTACAAGAGGTGGGGAGTAGAGTTTAACGATGATAACGCCGCGGACTCCTACGCCTTAGCCAGACTAGCTTCTGGGTCTATTACGGGGGCAATTGAGGCACAAGTAGTAGAGCAAATAAAAGACCCTAAATACCGAGATTCTCAGTAGGTTTACCCTTATCCTAGTTCTTAAGGATGGCACCACATCGAAACCTAAGGACTACCAACTGTGACCGAAGAAATTCAGTTATCCCCAGAAGAGCCATTCCTACGAGTTAGCGCTGGCTCCAACCCACAATCTGTTGCATCTGCTATTGCCCACGCTATTTACGAAAACAAGCAAGTAAAGCTTCGTGCCGTAGGTGCTGGCGCAGTCAACCAAGCTGTAAAAGCTATCGCTATTTCAAGAGGATATGTTGCTCCTCGTGGATTAGACCTAATTTGTAAGCCTGGTTTTACAACAATCGAATCCCGTGATGGCGAAATAAGCGCAATTGTTTTTGCCATTTCAGCAAGCTAAAAAAGCCTTACTCTAGTAGTAAGCAAAGGAGTTATTATGGCATCTTGGGCAGACCAAGGACATGCAATGCGTCGCCGCGAAGGCAATCCTTCCTCACACCTAGAATCAGCGGGCAAGTCAAATGCTCGTAGTCACCAGACCTCAGACGAGGCATATGAAAGCGCAGGAAAAGTTATGGGTACTAGAGTTCCAATGAATTCTATGGACGAAATTAACAAAGGCCAACTAAAGGGAACTCTTATAAAGAAGAAGAGCACTCAGGCAGCTGACCCAACATACGGTGGCAAGGCTAACCGTAAGAACATCGAGAAAATCGGTGCGTCTTACCGTGTAACCGCTAAAGTAGATTCTCCACTGATTGACCCAGCTGTTGGTCCAACCATGGCTAATGCACGTATCGTGCCATCTGTCCAGGGCCGTAACGCTAACTTCAGCGGAGAAATGAACTCCAGCTACTAAGGAGTAACAATGCTTTCAGCAAACCAAGCTGCAGCTAAGTACGGCGTTCCAAGTCCGAATGCTGGTTCAGAGTTCGCTAAGAACGCCTACGAAGGCGACCCAAAGGTTTTGCCCTACGCTAAACAAACTAGGGACACCTCTGCTAAAGCTACGGTTTGGTCTAATCAAAATCCTGGTCGTCCAGGTTCATTCCAAGACTTTGGTGGAAGTAATCCTACCATGGCACAGCCAGGAGCTTAATCATGGCTGGAGCAACTAACAACTTTTCTCCACAGCAGAACTGGCAATCAATCGGTGGCCAGGGATTCTACGGATACAATAACCAAGGTGGCCAGGGTGTACCTGTAGCCCGTGGTGAGCTTGATGCTGTTCGTATTGGAACGGGAAGAGTCCCATCCGCTGAGTATCCAGATGGTTACCTCGGAACGATTCGCTCTCGTAGAGACGACCGTTTGCTGGACAGCATTAAGTCTCGTGTTGGTCAAAAATCTTATCAGCGTGGTGTACACAAGGGTGAGCGGATTGAGCCTAGTGGGTACTTCTGGTCCCCAGACTTTAACGACCAAATGGGCATTAAGCGCCAGATGAAGGCTAAGTATGATGCCAAATCAGGAATGTACAGGGTACCTCGTGCGGGCATGGACTTGCGCCTAATTCCTGCGCCTCACCTTGTAAACGACGGAAAGTCAAACATGCGTTCAGACCAAGACGTGGCCCTAAACGTAAAGCGTGCCAATCAAATGGCTTACCTAAAGCCTGTGTATAGATAATGGCTGGCTCATTCGACGGTAACTACGACAGAACAAAACCGTGGCGTAGTAACATTACTGACGCCAACGGTCGTCCTAAGTGGACCTACAACGGCCCTTGGGCATCAAACGAGCAGCGCCTAACACAGCAGGCGCTGATGGTTGCCTTAATTCCAGGAGCAGACATTCAACAAATGGTTCGCCCTAATCTTCCTCAGATTCGTTTATTTCCAGACAGATTTGGATATGGGCCTCGCACACAGCCTGAGATTGAAGACGTAGTAAGCATCGACCGTGTCTACACAGAGCCTCGAGTTAGCTGGTACTCAGGAGGAGTTGCAGGGTATTCTGGTAGCAGTAGAAATAGCTTGGAAGGTAACTAATGGCTAATAGAAATTCTTCGTTTGGTGAAGGACAGAGTGGCGCTAAAGGCGCAGAGACAGGCATTATTAAGCCTGCCGTAGACCGACCTGCCTTGCAGAGCAAGGGTCCTGGAGCCCCGAACCAGCCAAGCCCAGTTCAGCCAAAAGTTCTTGACCCAAACAAGATGAACATCATTTCTGACCCTAAGCCAATTGCTGAAGAAGAGCTAGCCACTTCCCGTCGTAGGTATGTTCTTGGTGGAGGAAATGTAGGTGAGTCTAAAGTTGCTCGCCACATTACTACTCCTACCGATAGAAATGCTAATTCTAAAGAAGTATTACAGAAGCTAAACGAGCATTTTAATGTACTAAACTCTTTTGCTACTACTCATTCAGGAGCAGTTCAAACTGCTGTTAGAGCGATGCCAGGAGCACACAAAGACCATGGCAGAGCAACTATGAGCCTAATGTCTGCTTCAGAAAACCTTGCGCTTGCCAGAACCGCCTTTTCAGACCGAAACTCAGCTAAAGGAAATGAGCACCTTCAAAAAGCCTCTAGGAATTTAGTTTCTGCGCACGGGTCGCTAAACAGCACCAATGTAAGAGAAGTTACTGGTGTAGAAGTTCCTATTCATAAAGATGAGCTAGGTGCATGGCAGAGCCACGCATCGAACCTGCCTTCGTTTAGACGTCAAGGAAAGCCTTTTGACAGGGTACAAATTGGCAAAGCCATTGTCAGACCAACCTCTCCTGCAGCCGCAGAAACTGAGCAGGGTGCAAAAGGAACTCTTCTAGGAGATAAAGTAAAGAGGGCCAGAACTGGTACTCCAAGAACTCCAAGATGGGAAAGAAGCCTGCCATCTATGCCTGAAAAATCCGAAAAAGGCACTGGCGTAATCAACACCGCCACTAAAGGTACCGCTGCTGGAACTACTGGGCAAAACGACCCTCGTAGAAAAGCCAGTAGCACCAACAGGATTAACGTAAGCCTTCCAAAAACAAACCTTCCAAAGATTGGTGACACCAGTAGGCCAGCTAAAAAGCCTATGAAACCTGGGGACACAGTAGAGGGTAAGTAGTATGCCTCAAACAAGTAAAGAAAAAGAAGCAAGATACCGTGCAAATCTTGCAGAAGCTAGAGAGCTTAAGAAATCAAACAAGCCTTTAGAAGCGCACCACATAAGTGCGCTAAACAAGTACAGCAGAAAGCTTGACAACAGAAAAGCTGGAAGACAAAACAAGCAAGCACAAGATGTAGTAGAGGCTACTAAAAAACTTTCTACACTACGTAGCGCACCGAGCAAGCCTCAAGAACCTGCGTTTACTCCCACCACATTTAAAGGCGCTAGAACTCGTACTATTTCTAATTTCCCTAACACTATTAACGAAGACAGTACCCACCATGACGCTATGTCAGAGGCAATGGAGCACCTGTCAAATAAACTGAATGACGTTCCTAGCCACATCACAAAGAACATAGACAATTTGTTGGCTAAAGGAGCTGACCACCTAAGGGATTCTCAAACAGCCCATGAAAGTGGTGACATAACGGGTGCCAAGGAGCACATGCAAAAAGCTGCGCACCACTTCACCCTTGCAACGTCTGAGATGGGTAACCGAGGAGTATTAGGAAACACAGCGGACAAAATAAAGTCGTTTGTTAGAGCTAATGCAAACTCGTACATTTCCAGTACTGTTCCAGGAACAGGCGCTGCTCCTCACGAATCTTTTACACCACCCAAAAAGCCTAGAGCTAAAGCCGCAGCCGTAAAATCAACCTCAGATAGTTTAGCGAGCTCGTTTGATTCATTGCCTTCTGAGCACAGTTTTGGCAGCTCGTTGGGTAAGCAATTTACTGGCAAACACCACATGGACAGCGCCGTAATTGGAATGATGGAAGGCAAGTACTAATGAACGGTGAAGATGGCGCTCTAACCCTAGAGCTACAGGCGTACAAGATTGCTCAAAATGCTACCCAGTACAGAGGGTCTCACCCTTGCCCAATGTGCGGAATTATTATTAATCCTACCCAGTACCTCTACAGTGCAATGGGCATTTGCCCACCATGTGGAGAAGAGCGTAAAGCCAAAAGGATTAAGGGGAAGATGGCCTAATGGACCAATCCTCATTGACCATGATGTCTGAACAGGCTAACTTGTTAGCTACTGTAGCTACTCATCCAAAGGCCGTCAGACTAGCCCAGAAAGCCCTAGGATGCTCCGTAGAGGGGTTAAAAGCTCATTCTAGTGGAGATTATACTGGAGCCTCTATGCACGCCGCATACGCCGCCGCTCACTTAACCGATGCGGCTAAACTACACGTTTCAACTCTGGACGACTTTCCAGAGCCACAAATGCTAGACTTAGCCCATCTAGGAAAAGCTCACTCAATGCACCAAGATTACGTAGACGCTATTAACGAAGGAAAGAAAAATGGCAGTTAACACTAGTCGTTCAATGAACGAAGGCCTGCACGAGGGTACCACCGATGGTAAGTACCGCAAGGCTCGCCCAAATACTGAGGTAGCAGATGTTGATGGAAACGAAAAGACCATGGACAACCGCCAGTCTCTAAACCCATTCTACGGATACGGATTCCTTACTTCTGAGTACCCAAGCGACTCTCAGGTAAACCCAGGTAAGTAGCAAAATACACTACACTAATACGGACTACTAACAAGGAGCAATAGATGTCAGACGCACCACTAATCGGCACAAGAGAAATGAAACACGAAGGGCCGTTGATTCGGCTGCTAATGTGTTTTGTGTGTAACACCCTGGAGGAGTTGCCAGATTACGATGGCCCAGTAGAACAAGATTATCTACTAGAAATCTCTATTGAGAAGCATGTGTTTCCATCTGGAGAGCCCCACAAAGGTAAGCTGTTTAAGCTGCCAGTAAAGTCATGGGCAACCGCTGACCAGAGAAAAGCTATTCTAGGCCAGCTGCAAACTGGTGGTAGCCGAGGGCTAGACGAACTAGACCCAGATAAGTCGTTTTACGACACCAAAATGACATTCATGGAAGACGCCATGAAATGCTACGCTGCCCATAACCGCCCAAAGATTGAGTGCCCAGATTACGGAAGCCCTCAAAAGAGGTTGTTACCTAATTCTGCAAAAGAACGAGCTGAGCTTAATCTTCCTAAGCCAGAGCACGCAGATGGGCCCAAGATTTATCTGTGCAATTTCTGCCCAATGCACTCAACTGTAACTACTAATAACCGACTAAAACAAGGACTATACAAAGCATGAGTGAAGTAGAAACATATTTTTTAGTAGCAGTAAACAAGGACGCCACCCTAGCAACTTACGCAGAGTTGCCTGAAGAAGGCCTGACTCGTGAGAGGCCAGCTAACAATTACGACGTTTATCAGGCCGCAAAGCAGGTTGTAGATGAGTTTGAGCAAACAATGTTCGCAAACAAAGTGGCCCAGATTGTCATGGCAAACCTTAATCCAGCACCTGAGCCTGTGTCCGACAAGGTAAAAGACAAGCTAAAGGAACGTGGCATTCAGCCCGAGAAATAAGCCAACAACTTATAGACTAGTTGTATGACTGAGTTTGGTTCGTTTCCGACATCCTATTTCAGCACACCTGCGCCAGAACTAGACCCCACCCTGTTTGAGGGTAGACAAATCCGTTCATGGGTCCGCCAAGGAATCCGTCACATTCTTACTGATTTCCTGTACAAGAGATACCGCCACCCAGAGCTGTGGGCACACCCATGGTTGGCTGGTTCCGCAGTCTCGTACCAATGGCAAGCTGCACGGCAGCCAGGGGACCTCGATTGTTTAATTGGCGTAGATTACATTCAATTTAGAAAAGCAAATCCAGAATTTAAAGGACTGACAGATAAAGAAATCTCAGAGCAGTTAAACGAAGAGTTCAGAGAAGAGCTGCACCCTCAGACCAGCGACTGGAACGGATTTGAGTTGACGTTTTACGTAAACCCTGGGGCAACAGACATTCGTACAATAAAGCCGTATGCGGCGTATGACCTAAAGTATGACGAGTGGACAGTCCACCCAGACCCGCAGCAGATAGCTGCAGTCAATGAAGATTGGGAACGGGTTATCAGTTCTGATAAGGATTCTACAAAGCAAATATACACTAGGTTTACCCAAGCTGTTCAAGACCTAAAGCAGTCAGTAAGTGAACCGAACCGCAGAAATGCTGAAGCTAGGTTGGCCGCTGCACATCAGCAGGCAGAAGCATTGTTCCACGAGATACACTCCAATAGGCGTGAGGCGTTCTCTACTACAGGGGCAGGATATAACGATTTCAACAACTACCGTTGGCAAGCAGGAAAGCGTGAAGGCGTAATCCAGTCCCTACGTGAAATACGTGAGTACATGAGCAACATCCAGCAGGAACAGAACAAATCAAAGTACGGGGTAGAATTCCCAGACTCCAGCACCTTAGTTCGAAGGGCAGCCACGTACAGAGCTAAATGAACACGTGTATAAAATGTGGGCATGAGCTCGACATGGGTATTTGTATAAAAGATTCATGTAAGTGTGATTGTTCAGACGATAGTTACTAGGATTAAAATATGGAAATACTTGTAGAACTAGACGGCGTATTACGTAACCAAGCGGACGCCCCCATCCCAACGGGCGTAATTTTGTACCAAACTCTTACAGCCTATAACCGCATGACCATAGCCTCCTCAATGAGCAAAGAGGACACAGAGCGGTGGTTAAACATCCACAAGATTGTTGATTTCGATTTAATGATTGACAATTCGGCCCACCTTGAGGGCGAAAATCTCGTGGAGCGACAGATTAACGTAGCCAGAGCACGTGGTGGAGTTGCGTTGTTTATAACTGCCAACCCCGAATCATGGGTTTATGCGTTTAATCAAGGAATCCCTTGTGCCATGTTTGGTGTACCAGCGTACCAAAGAGTGGAGTTTAGGCCAGATGCGCCTAAAAGAGTCAGGTCCTGGGACAGCATTGTAGACGCCGTAGAGAAGCAGAACGAATTAAAGACAAAAGACGTTCGTCTACTACGTACCGAGGGATTGAATTTTGAGTAAGCTGCGCTGCCTCCTGGGCCTGCACGCAAAAGAAGTTACGGGCCAATGTCCCGTAACTAGATTTAAAGTATGGGAATGCCAAACCTGCGGTAAAACCAATAAAAGAAAGCACTCCGCTGGTAGCAGGTTTAACTAATGATTATTTTTGGTGGGGTAGAGATACCCTCGAATAGAACCCTTTTAGAGCGCAGCGGCGTAAGTAACGTGATGCTCAATTACTGGGGGTTACGTAAAAGAGGATTGCCTAAGACAAAGGCATATTTAATTGGAGAGCATTTCCTACCAGATATGAAAGTATGGGTAGATTCAGGGGCAACTCAGGCGGACAAAGCAAACCTGTCGTCAAGAGAGTTGGAAGAATACGCCGCAGATTACGAAGAGTTTGTAGCCCTGAATTATGAGCGAATTGAGGGGTGGGTAGAGTTTGATTCCCAAGTCATGGGATTGCCGTGGATTCAGCAGCAGCGTGCAGCGTTTGAGAACGACCCCAAGATGTGGGTGGTTTGGCACGAGGCCTACAATACACTCCTACTACAGCAGTGGGCAGGGTCCTACGATAACATCGCGATACCAGGGGACGCGGTAGAAAACATGACCTCGTTGGCGGGTATTGTACGTTCGTTGAAAACAAAGCACAATGTACAGGTTCACGCCTTAGCCACTGCAAAGCCAGATAACCTACGGCAGGTGCCGTTTGATACAGCCAGTACACTATCGTGGTTGTCCCCCATGCGTAGGGGGGAAACAATCGTTTGGGATAATACCAAGCTGGTTCGATACCCGAAGAAAATGAAAGCTCAAGCGAGGCCAAGATATAAGGCCATAGTTGAAAAGGCTGGGTTAGATTTCCAGAAGTTTATAGACGACGACACCCTAGAAGCGACTAAAGTGGCCGTATGGTCCTATTTACAGTTAGAGAAAACAATGGATAAAGACAAGCCAGACCTGAGAGTACTTAAAGGTGGCAAGAAAGACGAACTGTTAGCTGATAACAGTGATGACACCCTATACACAGGTTTGATGGATTTGATGGGGGGTGCTTCTAATAACAGTGGTCAAGAAGTGCGGAAACTTGAGGGGTCAGAAGTGGTACAAAGAGACCCTTCTGAAATGACATCACTCCCAGTATTTGGGTACCAGATGAAGACAGTCGTCGAGACTGATGATGAGGGTAGGGACATACTAAAAGAGGTTCCTGTTGTACACAATCAATACTCTAGTTTACGTCAGTGTAACACTTGCTTTGTAGCAACTAACTGCCCTGCTTTTAAGGAAAACAATACGTGTGCTTTTAATCTACCAGTAGAGGTAAAGACTAAGGACCAGCTTAAGGGATTGCTTACCGCAATCATTGAAATGCAGGGCCAAAGAGTAGCGTTTATGCGGTTTGCGGAAGAAACTAACGGTGGCTATGCGGACCCAAATGTGAGCCAAGAAATAGATAGATTGTTTAAGTTAGTGTCCTCTATGAAAGAACTAGAGTCTAATAAAGAGTTTGTAAGGATTACGGCAGAACGCCAGACCTCTGGTGGAGTGTTGTCTGCTATTTTTGGAGATAGAGCGCAGGCCCTAAAAGAAATGCCTCAGCCGTTAAACGAACAACAGACAACTATGATTATCAAGGACTCTTTAGAGGATTAGTTATCTGATAACAGTGATGGCTTGTACTTGGAACAAGGTTCGCTAGAAACCCTGCCCGATTTGTTTGTGTTGGGCAGGGGTCTCTCAGCTACTTCTTCTTCTTCTTCTTAGGTTGCAGGGCTAACTTGATAATCATTGTCTTGTTGTTGGATGTACGGCGAACTCTGTCTCTAAGTATCCTGAGTTCCTCGGGGTTCTTACCTCCCCAGATACCATACTCTTCCTTATGGAACACAGCCCATGTTAGACACTGCTCTACTATTGGGCATGAGTTACATAGTGTCTTAGCCCTTATCTCGTTCTCTCGGTTCAATTCGTAAAAGGTGTCAATGGGTTCCCCCACACACTTTGCATCAGTGGTATCAAACATCTTTCTCCTCATCTGTTGGCCATACGTAATCGTATGCTGTTGGTTCTATCCCTGTATCTTCTGGCCAGTTGAATTGACTATACCATGCATAGTCCTTGGCCAGTAAAGCTTGGCGGTGGCTGGAGGCTACCTCTTCGTACTTAGCTTTGTCTACCATCCAGTCAGGCTTACCTTCTGCGTACACTAGGGCATTCTCGTAAGCTACTTTCATAGTCTGTGTAGCCTTCTCTGCGATGGTGGTATTGTATCCCCGAGCTACCCACTCATCTGTCATAGCTATGACGTAGGAGTATAGCTCGTTCTCGTGGTCACGCCACATCTTTACTGCTGGATGATTACGCCAACCACGTGCTCTACGGAACTCTCCCTGAGGGTCAAGCTCTAATAGATTCATTAGTATCTGCCAGCCTTCTAGGGCTTGCTTGTTGAGCCTCTTGTTGTCAAGAGTCTTAGCTATCTCTTTGTAATCGTTTGTTGCTATTGGTAGAAACGTCTGCATGTTATTCCTCTCTGCTTTGTTTCCAGTCCTCGTACATCTCGTCACACATACATGGGAAGTACCCACAGATACAAATGGGCTCATGCTCTGTACAATCTATCGAGCATTCATCACACTGGTCACAAGTGATGGTCATTTCCATACGGTCGTTCCAGCCCATTACTCTACCTCATAGCTCTCAGCTATGGCGGCTACGGTGTCATTTAGCTCATTGATTAGCAGGCTAATCTCTTGCCCGTTTAGATGGCTAACCATCTCTTCTGTGATTCTTGACTCCCAAAGGATGTTGCCCTTCATTTTGTATCCTCCTGTAGTTCATTCTCATCCCACTCGACTGTGCCGTCCTTGTAGTTAGGCTCGGTGTCCTCGGTGAAGTCTCCCTTGATTACGATTGCCTTAGCTTCTTCTAGGCTGTCGGCCTCAATTTCGTACCACCCTCTGTTTACTTCTACAAAAGGCAATAAGTAAGTCTTGGTCATTCTGTCTCCTCTCCTATTTCTGATAGATAATCATTACCGTAGATTCTATAGGCTACGGGGTCACAATCAAACAATACTTTTGAAGGCCAAAAGGTCAGCCCTACTATAGATACTGCTGGATAGGTATCATCTAAGAACTCATCGAACTGGTCTATGCGTTCCATTATGCTTCCTCCTCAATCTGTACTACCTCAACCCATAGTTGATACTTGTTGTCTCTACTTGCTACCTCTAACAGTCTGTCGGTAAGCTCACCTAGGAAAGCACTGTCAGCCTCATCTTCATTGGCACAGTCAGCTACTGCTGTTAGGTTTATTACTGCTTCATACTTTGGCATTACTCTTCCTCCTCTATCTCGAATACATCTACTTGGCCATCCCAAGCATAGTCTGGTTCTCCATCAGCACTGACGAACTCCCATGCTTCGTCTTCTGTATCAAAGATGGGAGCCCAAGCTACTTTCTCCCACCCAGAACCTGTGTTGCTCATTACTTCGTACCGTGGCATTACATGTCCTCTCTGTCTCCGTTGATGTTTCCTCTGTCGTGTACCTTCTCGCAGTGCTCACACTCTACGGTCCAGTTTCCCCAGTCATCATAGTAAGCAAAGGCATTGAAGGTATCTTCATAGCACTCTACGCAGCTGAAGCTTCCATACTCAAACTCTCCGCTGTCAATACCAGACCCTTTCATCCCTCCTGGGGGGTAGTAATCATTCACGATTCCTCATAACATGAGTTACTTTTGCCATTACAACTCCGATAATGATTAGCCACACTGACAATCTCCACTGCTCATTGTCAATGGCAAATCCAAACAGCCCTATGAATACTAGGGCAGCAGCTAAGCCGTAGTAGAGACTTCTAAAGTAAGTGTTCATTTTGACCTTTCTCTAGGCCTAACCCAATTGCTATTTTAGTGTAGACGCTGTCGAGCGTTTCCCTAGCAAGACCACCAATCATGTTGTCATCTAGAATCTCTCCAACAAAGCCAATCATTGTCTCAGCTTCTACAGGAGATAACTCTATTGCTATGTTGTCATCCATCATTCTTCCTCTCGCTGTTGGTTTACAATCATCAAAGCTTTGTGTAATCCCCAAAGCTCTGTACGACCGTATTGTTTTAGTGCCTCTATTTCACGGTTCAACTCGCTGGTGATTCTCTTTCGTTCTTCCATAATGCCTGAGTTGAAGGCTCGGATAGAGCTGGTAGCGATAATGTCTTGTAGGTCACTCATTAGTTCTCCTTTACTAGGTTGTACAGCATTAGCTCAAAGTTAGTGGCATCTCCGTCATTGTCAAACC